GTACTCTTCTCGGCTACCCGGACCCCCGGCCTATGCGTTAACATAGACCGATTTTCCGGACCGGCAGTGCTTAAGATGCATCCTAATACTTTGTGTGGAACCTTGACTCGTAAGTCAAGAAGAACACCTGGATCACTACTCTTAGTAAGGTACTACCTTTACGCCCTTTCAGGCGCTAAGAGGAACGGTTCTATCGTGTGTTAGTTTCTACAGGTATCATGGATTCCATCCACAAGCATCCGGATAAGTGAGTTCGCTCACCGGAAAACCTATGAGCCCGAAATCCACTTGTGGTTCACTTTCTGGACCTTTCTCCACAACCGTAGCCGTAAAGGAAACCGGGTTAGGACCTGATGGTCCTTCCGTTTCAGATACGACGTCGGGAATGCAGATAGAGATCTGTCGAGTGATTCCCACATTTTGAGAATCGACTCTAGGGAAGCCTCATCTCGATATCCTGTAGCGCGGGTCTTCTGGATTTTCTTGGAAATCTCGGCCCATTGAGCGATAAAGGGATCGACAATAGGATCCTGGATGCGGTCTTTCCACCATCTATCGAAGTCGGGCCAAACAGACCGACAACGACCCGGAAGCTGGGTATCCAGCACGGGAGCAGCCATTGGCTGCCCTTTTGGTGGTGACGCATAAACTATACCTAAGTCAATTGACTTTCGGCAGGCACCAATGCGTGCCATATACGTCACGGCTTCTTTTCCAAGAAGCCGACCCATGAAAGCCGTCCATAAGGCTGAGTATCCCTCAGGGACTAGAGTGCTACAACGACCGAAGCCAGTCATAACAAACCAGGCAAAGAGAGATTTCACACCATATGGTGCTCCAGGATAAGATAAACCAAGTAGCAGCGAGGATTGGCGAGAGGTCATCTTACGCAATCGTTTTGAAGCGAGAGCGCAGGAAGCCTTGTACCCAATTCCTAAATAACGCGCTACTGAATACAGACTAGGCGTTTTCCCAATAAGATTACTAACTGAGTTAATAACCTCGGGCACGAAGCCCAATCCAAGCCACCCAGTCGATAACCCAACTAGAGGGAACGGGGTCACGTCCTCACCTTTATAGTAAAAACGCTTAGCAAATTCCATAGAAAGATTTTTCGAACGAAGAGACTTGGACTTATTGATACTGACACCAAGCTGATCCATCACCGTCAAATACTCACGTGCGACATCATGATCTCCAATCACAATATCGTCGCCAAGCACTGCGTAGTCAGGAAACCAGCAGGTCCATCCGGCTCGGCGAGCCGCGAATTGGACGATGCAATGATGCGTCAGAGCCAACATCGCCCAAGAAGAGTAAGCTCCCATGGGCTGACCAACTGCGTATTTTACATAATGCGGGAACGAAGCCCCGAATGTTCTTCGGAAAATCTTCGGTACCGTAAAGTAACGGTCCGCAATCAGCCAGCTCCATGCTTGCCCAAATTCAGGGGAAGTGAAGGCCTGAAGCAGTAGGTCCTGTACCCGCAAAGGCAGTCTATCCGTAGCTGCACTCAAGTCGAACGACCAGCAATGGGTTCGCCCTTTCGCCTTCAAAGAACCAGCCAATTCCTTGACTGGTCGATGTTGGTTATGGGTTCCATCCTGCGGTATTTTCCTTAATACCTTATCGAACAGATAAGAATGCAGGGGGAAGAGTAACGCTTGCGTTATGGAATCTACCATTGCAAATAGACGTAACTTTCCTGGTTCCTCCTTAACCGCAATTTTCCCTAGACCCCAAACAGAGGGACCCTCTAGCCCGACCACGGAGTGGTCGAGGTTAGGGATCGTCTGTTCTTCCGGGACGTGCATCACGTCCCTATCTAGGTAGATCCCGGCAGTGGTGTGTCCGTCGAACACAAGGTGTAAGCTATCGCAAAGCATAGCAAACCGCGTTAAGAGGTTACCCTGCCCTGGGGTTCTAATCCAAGACATGATATCACTAATACAATTTGCGTAGTTTGGCGACCCACGAGAGGAATGGGGACCAGATTTCATCAGCGGAAGAAGCCGTCCGCGAAACTCAGGGAAAATCCAACCTGAAAGCCCTTTTGCTCGAAGTGCTTCCACGTCTTCATCATCAACTTGATACTTCGGTAATTTTATCTTGAATGACTCTATCGCCCAAGGGACAAAGTTCGCATTAGTGAACTCTATCCACGAGACAATAAAATCATTAGAAATGAGTTTACCTGGATCAATGACGGTCGATAGAGAAAGCTTTCCGCGAAACTCTAAGACTCTGTACAACGTACATAGGCCTAAAGCATAACGGATCACTCCTCGATCGCCCTTTCTGATTCTCGCGCGCATTTGCGCTGGTAACCACCTGGGCATCCCAGAATTATTACGAGCTACCTTAGGACCAAAAGCCTTGGAATCAGGCACTGAGTCCTCCGACAACGCCTTCATTATAAACAAAGACGAAGCCTTTAGACGCAGCGCTAACCCTCTCGGCCCTTGATCTTTATAGATCCGACTCGCCCACCTCGCAAAGACAAATGAAGCTTTCACAAACGATAAGGCACTTGATCCAGAAATTAGCGGTACCACCTTTAAGAGTGGCCCTACCAATTTATGACTACTTTTTACAGTAATCTGCCAAATACTAGAAGCAGTCTTCAACAATGACTTGTTAAATAGTGCATTCATATTAATTAGATAAATAAATTTACATCGCTAATACCTAGTTATCATAGAACATCTCTGTTCCGATACCCTTGCGGGCCTAGGAGTATCCTTCGGTTTCCGGGAGTCCAAGAGGGACACCGGGCCGCAGGCAGGCCTTGAAAGCCAGGCGGATCGCCTTATGGTTGCCAGAGGCAATCTGAGACCGTCTCACCACCCGCTCACTGAGGGCCGAAGCGCCTCAATGAAACTTTTACTGATAACCCACATTGGTTGGGAATCTCAGGTGATAGGTTTTCAACTCTCTCTGGTGCCACATTATCTTTGGAGGGGATATATATTCCTATATGTCCACTCCTTACTAAATAAAGGTAAGTACCCACCATTGGGAGCTGGGGATATAACCCTATCATCCTTTAGAGCCGCTTGGTTCCTAGTACGATACTAGGGCGCGTACTAAAGAAGACTCCTCTCGAAACCTAGTTCGGGTTCACACCGATTGTAGGTTGTTGAGGGAGAGTTCAGGCCATTGTCGCGAGCTCCGCTTGCACAACTTGAGCTTACTGGCTGGACCAGCCTAATCTCATAGTTAGGTGTCTTAGTAATAAGATATCAATTTGCCTTGGAGTTAGCCAGTGCTCACATAACAGATGCTTTGACACATAAGTCACACGAGACACAGACTCTTTAACAGGTCTTTGTCTCAGACGGGCGCGAGCCCG